TCCATAATATCTCCTTGATTTGTAATTTTTGGGTGAGATCTAATTTAAACATGTGTACAGAATATATCAAGCAATCTTTTTATAATTGTTTTCTTGACAACAAAATTATGTTATGAAAGGGACAGAAAAAAGAATGAAATCAGAAACTCAAGTATTTGGAAAAATAGTTAAAAAATATAAAATTTCTTTAGATGAAATAGATGATCTCAATATTAAATATGATAACGCTAAGATTAGTTTAAATTCTTACAGTGACTTCTTAGCTGGTCGCATAGATAGCGAATTAAATTTTGGAACAATACTTGAATCAACAAAAGCATATTCTACAATAGTTGAGTGTTTAAGTGATTATATAAATTCTCTACAACAATTTAAAAAATTAACAAATCAACCTAACACAAGTTTAGACATAATGTCTTGTTGGATAAATGACATGGAAGAAGGTGAATATAACCCACCCCACACCCATCACAATATGACAGGATGGTCCACAGTTATGTTTTTAAAAATTCCAGAGTTTGTTAATAATGCAAGAAAACCACATAAATTTCATGATGGTCAATTAGGATTTATTGGACATGATAATACAATAGAATGGCATGATCCAAAAGTAGGCGACTTCTATATTTTTGAAGCTTCTCATCAACATTGTGTAATGCCTTTTAAAACAAATCCACCAAAACAAATAAGAAGGTCTATGTCTTTTAACTTTAGTTTATTAAAAAATGTTCAATAAAAAAATTACTTTTTGTGCAACAAACAAAGAAATGCTTGATGTTTGGCCACATCCAAAACCAGCTTCTCATTTTATTCCTAAAGAATATAAAAAGTTGGAGAGATACCAAGAGGGTAATTTACATTCACCAACTGTTAAAACATGCATACCTTTTTTAGATTCTTTAACAGCAGGTTATATTATTCCTTTTGATCAAGATTATGTAATTGATCCAGTAGAAGATGATTTTAGTATTAGCCCAGCAAACAGAGAACAAAATGATTATGGATTTCATAATAGATCACAATTACCAAAAGAATGGCAAGAAAAGTCTGGAGAAAACGCAGGAAAATTTCATAATAAATGGTTAATTAAAACACCTCCTGGATACAGTTGTTTATTTTTAAAACCTATGAATAGATTAGAAGATAGGTTTGAAATAATATCTGGCATTGTTGATACAGACACCTATACTAACTTAATTAATTTTCCTTTTATTTTACATAAAAGAGATAAACAATTTTTAATAGAAAAAGGTTCACCTATGGTTCAAGTCATTCCTTTTAAAAGAGAATCTTGGAAAATATGGTCAGGTTTTTATATAGAAAAACTACACGCTAAAACTTTAAATCTTATTAATAGCAAATTTAGTGATAGATATAAAAAAATGTTTTGGAGTAAAAAACAATTTAAATGAAATCTCTTAAAGATTATGTAATGGTATTTGAAAACATTATCAATAATGAAACATGTAAAAAAATTATTGATACTTATAACAATGGTGATTGGCAAAAAGGTTATATTGGTAATTCAAAAGAATCAGACATTAGAAAGTGTTATTTAAAATATATTGATAAAGATTTTGAAAAAGATATTTTTAAAGCGGTTGGTCTTATTTTAAAATTATACGGCGAAGCTCATCCTCATTTTAATACAGGAGAAACTATTGAAGACACTGGTTATGAACATTTAGTTTATTTAGGAGCTGAAAACGGAGAATACAAAGAACACGTAGATCATTTTGATCTTGCCCCACGAGTTTTAAGTTGTTCTTTTATTTTAAACGATAACTATGACGGAGGTGATTTTGCTTTTTTTGGTGCAGAGCACATTGTTAAAAAACAAAAAGGGAGTGCTGTTGTTTTTCCTAGTAATTTTTGTTTTCCTCACGCTATTACTCCTGTTTCAAATGGTAATAGACACTCTATAATTACATGGATTCACTAGAAAAAAATAAATATAAATATGTTAAAAACATGCTTTCACCTGACATGGTTGAATTTTTAACTACTTATAGTTTAAAAAATTTTACTGCGGGTGATGATCAAGTTCCTCTATCTTCTTCAAAACATTCTAAAAATTCAGAAATATATCAACACATTCTTCATTTTCTTTTACCAACAATAGAACAAAAAACTAATTTAAAACTAAAACCTATATATTCTTATAATAGAATTTATTTGGGTGGAGCTGAGTTAAAAAAACACGTGGATAGACCTGCTTGTGAAATTAGTGCATCAATAACTTTAAAATATTTTTATCAAAATAAAAATTATAAATGGCCTTTGTGCATGGGAGATACTCCAATTGTAATTGAATCAGGAGATGGTGTTATTTACAAAGGGTGTGAAATAGAACATTGGAGACCAGTTTTTGAACAACCAAAAGACCATTGGCATCATCAATTATTTATTCATTATGTAGATTTAAACGGTCCTAATAAGGACCTTAAAGAAGAAATTTAATATTTAATAATGTAGTTAACAACTACAAAGGGAGAAAAAGAATTTGTTCCAGAGGCAGTAACGGTTCCCGTTAAACTCGAAGAAACGGCAACAGTGCCAGTTAAAGTTCCAGAAAGTGTATGTGAATGATTATGTCCAGTGCCAGAGCCCGCTGCATTTGTAGTAGGCGTGTTGTTACCTGGTCTTCCTATAGGAGCGGTAGGAGAACCCTCCAGTCTTCCAGCCATAACTCTCATTCCGTCAACAGTATGTGTGTGAGAAGCTAATTGAGCTTCTGTTAAAGAAGTGTTTGAAATTGATCCTGTAACAGATACAGCTTGGTTATTGGTAACGTTGCTAGATAAAGCCTGATTATTTGTTAAAGCTACAGTTACTGTATTAGCACCCCCTGTTGCAGCTAAATTATAAGTATTACCATCATATCCTTGAGGAAGTTTACCTTGAAGATTTGGAACATTAAACGTTGAAGAGCCGTCACCAGAGCCATACGTAGTGGATAATACACCAAATAAGTCAGCGTACGTTGTTCTTGATACGGCTGCACCATTACATAATAAATAACCATCGGGGGCGGTGGCTTTTGACCACGGTCTTATAACCCCTACTTCACTTCTATTTACTATTTCCTGTAGATTAGCCATAACAAAGAGAGAGTCTAAGACTCATAATCTCTCCATGTTTGACCTTCAGTAGCTGTCTCTGCATCAACAGCGTTATTGTAAGCTGTTATTGCAGCTTCAATTTCGCCTTTTCTAGTTTCTGCCCATGTAAGTAAAGCAGCAATAGTTGTTGAGCCAACAGCATCACTTGTAGCATTTAGATCTGTATTTCCAGTCATCATGCCTGTAGATGCATCTTTGCTTTGAATTTCATTTTGTCCTGGAAGATTATTCCATAAGACACAATGAACAGTGTTAGGGATTGCAGGCATTGAAGAACCTTTATCAGACCAATCAATGTGAAAAGAATCATCAACTTTTATGCTTTCCCCATTTAATATTACAATTTGCGTAGCCATTTGTTTCTCCTAATGTTTTATAATATAATTTACCACCACGTACGGTGAAAATGAGTTTGTTCCCGAAGCAGTGACTGTTCCTGTTAAGCTTGTTGAAACTGCAACAGTTCCAGTTAAAGTCCCTGATAAAGTATGAGAGTGATTATGTCCAGTCCCTGAACCTGCAGAATTTGTAGTAGGTGTATTATTACTAGGTCTTCCTATAGGAGCGGTAGGTGATCCTTGTAATCTTCCAGCCATAACTCTCCCTGAGTCTACCGTGTGCGTGTGACTTGCAAGTTGTGCCTCTGTTATAGAGGTATTTGATATAGCACCTGTTATAGATACTGCTTGGTTATTTGTAACGTTGCTTGAACCCGCTTGGTTATTTGTCATTGCAACTGTAACAGTGTTTGCACCACCAGTGCCTGCTAAATTATAAGTATTACCATCATAACCTTGTGGCATTTTACCTTGTAACTGAGGAACGTTGAACGTTGTAGAACCATCACCAGATCCATACGTTGTAGAAATTACACCAAATAAATCTGCATATGTTGATCTCGATACAGCTGAGCCATCACATAACAAATATCCATCTGGAGCCGCAGCTTTTGTCCACGGTTTTATTGATCCTACTTCACTTCTGTTTACTATATCTTGTAAATTAGCCATTAATCATTGTATTTTAATAACCAACCGTTGTCACTGTCATAAAACACCAATGATATACCAGCACGGTTAGTTGAAATTGTTAAATCTGCTGCAGTTCCTTGAATCTTTTGACTGTTTCTTCCAACAGTAATGTTGTTAGTAGCTGCTGTGCCGTGTGAGTCAATTATTTTTACTTGATTCCCAATTGATGGAGAAGCAGGTAAAGTTATAGTAACTGCACCACCAGATGTATCAACAAATAAATTATCACCATCTGATGCTGTGTAGTTTGATGATTTATCTTGCCAAGCTTCACCTAAACCAGCAAGAGAAAAAATATCATACCAGTTTGTGCCGTCAGTTGCGACCATTCTATATTTACCATTGGTAATAGTAACAGTATTTCCTGAAGCTCCTAATCTTGCTGAAATGTCAGCGCCACCAGAAATGTTGTTATAAATTCCGTAAGTTTTTTGAGTTGCTGGAAACTGAACTGTATGGGTTGTTGAAACAGTTCCTGTAAAAATTAATTGGTTTTGTCTAGCTTCGTTGTTTGCTTGAGTTTGAGGACCATCATTGTTTGTTAGTGTCGTTGAAGTTCCTGTAGTAATTGCTTTAGAATAGACACCCGCAATAGCAAATTCAAAAACCTGAGAGAAGTTATTATTCGTAATAGTACCCCAAGTACCTGAATTCTCTCCTGTGGTTTGTAGCTCTATTCGTAAGCCTGTTGAATAAGTTGAACTCATTTAATCTCCTAATAAAGTTTTA